GTCGCGCTCCTCGTCGGCGGCGCGGGTCTGCAAGCCCTCGATGCCGGACTTGAGGCCGTCGTACCGCGTACGGAGGCGCTCGAGGTAGGGGTTGGTGGACATGGGTGTGTCTCCTGGTCATCTCGTGGGAATCGCGAGTGACCGGGGTGTCCACGCCAGGTGCCCGCATCGCTGAGAGGCGGGGGTGTGGTTGGAGGTGCCGGTATCGGCGCCGGCCGCGTCCGTTGACGTGGCCGGAGAACTGGGGCTGCTACAGAGGCGGCAGGGTGGGCAGGCCGGCGAGGATCTGGCGGGCCTGCTCCAGGTTCGGGCGGTCGTCGGCCGAGCGGACAGCGGCCACAGCGGCGGCCTCGCCGTACGCGCCTTCGAGGGTCAGCGCGACCTCGCGGAGATCGGCGGTGACTCGCTCGATCACGCCGCCGGACAGGCGGCGGTTCTGCCGCTCACGGAAGCCGATCGACCACTCCGACAGCGCGCCGTCGCGCACCAGCGCGAGGGTCTCATCGCCCATCGGGGTCTCGGCGACCCGGGCTTCGATGTACTGGCCCTTGGCGTCGTTCCGCATCAGCGTCAGGCGGCCGATCAGGGTGCCGCCCAGCCTGATGTGCTCCCGGGCCAGCTTCACCCGATGGGCGGCCGACTCCTGGTGCCGGAACGCGCCGTGGGCGAACTGCTCGACCAGGCGCTCGTCGATGCGGACCGGCTGATTGAACGGCACGGCGATACCGGCCAGGGTTCGGCCGTCGCCACCCGAACGGATCTCGATGTCCGGGGCGAAGGTGCGGTAAAGGGTCTCACTCATCGGTGTCACCGTCCTCGGCGGCCGGCGGGGCGTCAGGGTTGTCAGTGGGCTGTGTTTCAGGCTGATCCGGTAGGGGTGCGCGATCCTCGAGGGCGCGGACCTCGTCGACAGTGAGGAACCGCTTGTCGATCGCGATCGCGTGCGCCTGGTAGCGGGTCAGGGTGTCGGCGCGGAGGATCGCGTCAAGCGATGCCTTGGCGAAGGTGCCGCGGGGCATGTGCATGGTCAGGGTCTGCTCGAACCTGGCGAGGTGCCCACCGAGCGAGAACTTCAAGAGGTTCAGCCCCTCTTGCTCGATGTTGCTGTAGGTCCGCGAAGACTGATCGGCTCCCAGGAAGTACAGCGGGAGACCGAAAATCAGTGCCAGCTCGTGCAGCGTGAACTTTCGTGCCTCGACGAGCTGCAGCTCCTCCGGGTTCCACGAGAGCGGCTCGAACTCGGTGGTGGCGTTCAGCGACGCGATGGTGCGCTCGGCCTGAGCGTTCATCCACGCCGTCTTGGCGTCCCGGAGATCCTGCTCCGTGGCGTCCGGGTTGGTGGTCTTCAGCAGTCCGGTGGGGACGCCGTGGCGGCTGACCGAGTCGGCCTGGCTGGCCTGGTCGCGAGCCAGGGTGAGCGTCGACAGATGGCACTCGAGGACACCCATCCCGCGCAGCTCACCGGGCGCCGACGGTCCCTTGATGTGGACGATGTCGGCCGGGCCGAACGACTGCCCGCCGATGTTGTACTCGACCGAGCCGACCGGCAGTCCGCCCGCATTGGCGCCGAGACCGACGCGGCGCACCATCACCATGTCGGCGGGCACCGGCAATACTGCCGTGGGCCAGCCCATCAGGTTGCGCGCTGCGACGATCCCGACGGCATTACCCTCCCACACGAGGTCCAGTGCCCAGGACGAGAACGTGCTCATCCTCGTCTCGGCAGGGTTCGGCTGGTCCAGCAGCGGGGGCGTCGGGGTGAGCCGTTCGATCGGACCCGCACCACGCTCGCGGTAGGCGTGCCACGGCACCGAGCCCAGCAGATCGCTGATCTGTAGCGACGCCCGCCACGCACCCGGGACGCTCATCCCGCCGCGGTAGTGACGGCCCGACCAGTCGGGCGCCAGGTTGTCGTAGATGACGAACGTCTGCGAGGCACCTGACTCGAGGTCGGTAGCGACGTACTGCGTGTCGCGGTCGTGCTGCCGGCGACGACGGAACCAGCCCACGTCACACCACCATCGGCTTCGGCATGGGCTTCTCCTCGGGCAGGGTCAGGGCAAGATGGACAGCGCCGGCGGCGGCGTACGCGGCGTCACAGTGGCCGGCGCCCTTGCGGGTGAACCGCCAGCCGTCACCGGAATGCAGCTTCGACGCACCGGCCATGTGAGCGTCGAGCAGCGGGTCGCCGGGGTGGACGATCTTCCGGGCGGCGACAAGGTCGGCGAACGACATGCAAGCCTCGGCGACCTGCGCGCCCTTGATCTCGTGCGCGCCCAGCTCCCGCAGCACCGGACCCAGGGCAGCGCCCGGCCCGGACGGGAACCATCCGGTCGCGAGCGGACCCACGCGGCCGAGGATCTCGGGCAGCTCCGTACGAGCCGTGTCGGTCGATGGCCATGCCGCGACCGGCTCGACCTTGACCCGGCCGTCGTCCGTGGTCGCAGCCGCGAGCAGCGTGGTGTGCGCTCCGTCCGGGGCGACGTCGACGACCACGACCACCCGGTCCCGGAGGCTGTCGAGCGTCTGGGCGGGGTCCTTGCAGTCCTTCCACGCGGTGAGGTCGACCGCACCGTCGAGCGACGTGACCCGCTGACACAACACTTCGGAGCGGAACACCTCGGGCGGGTCGGTCGCCAGCGACGACCGGATCGCGGCCACGCTGACCGTGTGACCCAGACCCGGGTTCGCGGCCTGCCACGCCGTCGGATCCTCGAGGTCGCAGTTGTCCGGCGCACTCCACTCGAACAGACCGATTGACTCGTCCCGGCCCGACAGACCCGCATCTCTCAGGCCGTTGAGGACGACCGACTCATCGTCACCGGCGTTCGACGTACACCAGATTTGCCCGTTGGCCCGGGCCTGGGTCGTCTTGCTGAGGGACGACCAGGCGTCCCACTTCCGCTGGGTGCGGACCTCATCCAGGTTGAGCTGGTCGACCGAGAGGCCGCGGCCGGCCTTGTCGTTCGTCGCTGTGATCTTCCAACGGGCGCCGTTGGCCAACCGGAACCACTCGTCACCGTTCGTGCGGCGCACCGTGCCGAGCTCGGCCGCCAGGTCCGGCGACGACCGGATCGAATCCACAGCCGACGTCCACACCTCGCGGGCGAAACTGACGTCCTGCGCGGCGCCGAGCACCAGGCGGGCACCGTCGAGGTACATCCGCCAAAGGCTCAGTGTCCGGACGAAGGACGTCTTTCCGTTCTGCCGAGCGACGGGCACGACCACCGTGCGGAACCGGTAGGTGCCGTCCGGCAGCAGCTCCAACGCGTGGATCGCGAGCCACCGTTGCCACGGCAGCAGCGGCTCACCCAGCACCCTGTCGGCGAACTCGGCCACCTCGTACCCGCGAGACGTCGCCTTCGTCAGCCTGCGCAGCGGCCGGGTCCACAGCCTCGGGCGCTCGCTACCGACGAGCTGCGCGGAGCTTCGCGAGTTGCGACTCGCCGCCACCGTCGACCTTCTTCCCGATCTCGGCGCGGGCCTTCGGCGTCGCCCCGAGCGATTCCAGGCACTTCAGCAGCGAAGGACCGACGATTCCGATGACCTTGGCCAGTTCCTGGTCGCTTCCGACCGAATCCAGCGACTCCGCGTACGTCATCGCCAGCCGCTTCGCGCCGGCATCGGCGTCCTCGAGGGCGAGGGCGTCCAACGTCGAGGCGACTGCGGCGACCATCGTCTGGTCGGCTGCCTTCAGCACGGGGCACCCCCATGGGGTCAGGGACGGGGAAAACAAGACTGCGCGGGTCTGGACGGGTCGTGTCGCCGTGGAAAACTGGCGGGTCACCACCGGGTTCGCGGTTGCGGCGACGGGTCGTGCGTCTCGACACGGATGCTGTTGGTCCGTCTATTGCAGCGGCGGTGTTCAGGGCCGGAGTACAGCGTCTGAGACCCGGTCACATGCCCCAGGTCCCAGGGTTGGCCGGGTCGGATGGGGGTGTCGCACCGGGCGCAGATGACGCCGCCGGCCTCGACGAGCGGGGTCCAGCGTTGCCGTTCCTTCTGGTGCTGGTAGCCGTAGCCTCGAGCGGTGGTGTGTGCGGGCACGGCAGTCCTACTCTGGATGGATGGACCGAACGCATGTTCGCCGGGACGTGTTGGCCGAGCTGATGGTGCTAGCCCGCGAGCACGCGGCTCAACATGCGCAGCAATACCAGACCGCGCTCGAGCTCGGGCAAGAGGAGATGGCGCGGAGCGCCTACGCGGACCAGGATGCCTGGATGGAAGTAGCGCGTGTGCTCAAGTTGGAGATGGAGCGGGGATGAGAACGACCCCGGCCGGGAGTGGGGGTGCCCGGGCCGGGGTCGCGGTATGCGCTGGGCGGCGAGGGCGTACCTCGCGCACCGGCGTCAGGCTACACCTTCAAGGCTTTCGTGCTGGGTCCGCCGACATGGGTAGACCCCGGCCTGGTAGGTCCGGGGTCGTACCGCCGTGGGTTCGATCGCAGTGCGGGGACACTTCACGACCATGGTCAGCGTATCACCTGCGTCCGACTATCGGACACTAGGCTGCCTCCTCCCCGTTCTCGTGTCGGATGTGGTCGGCCAGCACACCGAGGTTGGCACTGTCCCAGGTCGCCCGGCAGTGGACGCAGTGGGCGAGCATCTCGTCCACCCTGATCCTGAGGTTCCCCAGGGTCGTACACACGGGGCAGGTGTTGTGCGGCCGGAACGGTGCGGCGTCCCAGCCGGACATCACCCTTGCGCTGGCCCACCAGCGGTGTACGTAGTGGGTGACCCCGCCGACCATGTGTGCGTCGAGCGAGGCGGTCAAGCCATGGAGCTTCAGCACCATCGCCTTTGCATCGCCGTCGTCATCCTCACCGAGAGACCGCACCAACGCCGCCGCCTCACGGTCGATGGACTGGCCGAGGTCGACGGCCTCGAGGTTGGCGGTGGGCCGGCTAGCGAAGCCCCGCCTGGCGCCCTCCGCGGTGGAGGGTTCCAGGCTGGACAGTTGGTCGAGCAGGCTCGGTGCGCTGGCGACGTGGTAGCTGGTGCCGTCCGGTCGCTTCACCCGTTGGGTCGATGGGCGGGTCAACTCCCGGATCATGCGGGCAAGGTCCGGGGTACTCATCCCAGGTCCCGAGCTCGACGGCGAGCGCGACGCTCGATCGCGATCAACTCTGTTGCGCAGACGATGAGGTAGCCGACGCCGACACCGAGGGCGAAGATGGCGGCGTAGAGGATGAGGTCGTTCATGTGAGTCGGTCTTTCTGTGAGTCGTTACTTCTTCAGGGATGGCGCGAGGGGTTCGAGGTCGGCCCGGCTGGCCGGGCCTGGTCCGGGCCAGATGCCTTCGTGGCTGAGCACGTTGGCGAGCCAGGAGGCGAAGTACTCGACCAGTGGCTCACGGGAGGTCATGGGTTCGCCGGAGTAGGTGCCATCGATGCGGAGGACGATGTCCCAGCCCCCGTCTGGCCGGTCGACGGCTTCGACGCGCAGCCACTCACGGCGGGCGTCGAAGAAGCCGCGCAGTGTCTCGTAGTAGTCGCGGTCGTGCGGGTCGAGATCGGTCATGATGCTGTCCTCTCGCGCTGCCAGTACGTCGGTGACCTCGGGCAGAGCTGGCAAGCGAGCACAAGCGGTTGACCTTCGATTCCGGGCATGCTCTCGCCGCAGCAGGCGCCGAGTGCCGGGTCGGTCAGCCGGTCCTTGATCGTTGAGTCGGTCATCAGAACCCCGCCGCCGCAGCGGTGTAGCACTCTTCGCAGAAGTAGCGTTGGCCGCCTGGCAACTCGGAGGCGCAGCCTTCACAGGTTTCGATCGGGTGCTGACGGCGCTCGCTGTCGTGATCGGCGTACGCCTGCGACAGCTTCAGAGCCAGAGGCAGGACGAAGTCGATCGGGACCTCGATGTCGACCTCAGGCATGGCGCCCCGGATGGCTGTGAACTGGACGACGGTGCCGGCACCGGTCCGATCCGCCAGCTTGACGAACAGTGCGGTGTCGTCCCCGATGCCGTCGACGACGGTCAGGGGTTCGATCTCTCGGATGAAGGTGGTCATTGCGGGTTCTCCTTTGAGTCGGATGCGATGCAGTCGGGGCATGTCCAGAGATGGCCCCGGCGTCGTGGGGAATGGGACGGGTTGCGGCAAGGCAGGTCGTCCAGATCAGACGTAGACGGGCGGAACCGGGTCGTAGTGGGTGCCGGTTCAGCCGGTTCAGCCGGTTCGACCGGTTCAGTAGGGAGGTCCAGACCGAACCGGCGGAACGCTGGCCCAAGCGTCGATCGGAGGTAGCCGCGAGGCCCGGTGCTGCCGCCCGGCCGGTCTGAGTGGATGTTGTAAGCGCTCACCAGCATCCGGCCCAGCCGCTGGGCGGTGATCTTCTTGCCGTAGGACGACTGGTCGCCCCACATCTCAGAGAAGGTGTCGGCCAGGCGGTCGAGCAGTTCCTCGGTCGGGATGAACGTCTCGTCCTTCCACACTTCGTGCAAGTGCCGCAGCAGGACGACAGCGGGACGTTCACGGGCAATACCCTCGTCCCTCTCGTTCTGTATACGTTGAATGTCCAGAAGGGACAGCGCGTCGACAACGGCAGGCCAGCGACCGCCAGCCGCGATGGCGACGCGCTTCAGCGGACCCCACCGTTCCCGAGCTCGACCCCGTACACCTTCGGGAAGATCAGGCCGGGTGGTCCTGACCGTGTCCCTGATGTGGTCGGCCCATCGGGCGAGGTAGTCGCCGACACCGCGGGCCTCGGCGTCGATCATCTCCCAGTCGGACTCCTCGGCCGTCCCGTCGATGTCCGGCATCAGCAGCACCCGGATCGAGCGCGACTTGGTGTCGTCGGGGAGGTCGGGGTTGTTGCCGGCCATCGCCACCGGGGCGAACGTCGGCATCTCCTTGACGTCCCAGCCGCCACCCTTGACGGGGACGAGGACGGGGCGAGTCCCGCCGCGCTTGTAGCCGCTGTTGAGCACGGCGAGCAGTTCTTGCACTCCTTCCTTCTTCGGGTCGAGCGACCGGTCGGCCTCGTCGATCAGGACGGTTCGGAGATCCGCGTCGAGCATGCGGGTCAGCAGCGCCGATGAGGACAGCGACGCCATCTGAACCGGGTACTGGCACAGACGCTCCAGGTGCTCGAGGACGGTCGTCTTGCCGCTTCCCGGAACCGGGCTGTCCAGCAGTAGCCGCGGTGACGTGTACGTCTCGACGCACAGGTGGGTATGCGCGGCCCAGACGGTCAGGATGTCCAAGTCGGTGTCGTCGACAGTGCAGACGAACCGCTCCAACCAGTCCCGAACCGCGTCCAGTGCCGGTTCGGGTGCCGGTTCCATATCCCTCTCTGGTGAACCGGTCGAACCGGCATGACCGGTCGAACCGGCCCAGTCGTCGGCGATTTGCACACCCATCACGCCGCCTCATTCATCAGGGCAGCGACCTCGACGGCGTCGATGCCCGCGAGGGTGGCTCGGCTGTGGCATGCCTTGGCGACGGCGGTCAGCTCGTCGCTCCGGGCCTGCAGCTCGTCAGGCGCCGCCTGGCCTAAGGAGTCGACCTTCGGCTCGCCCTTGTGATGGATGATCGGGCAGTCGCACTTCAGCAGGCTCGCCGGGTTGAGGAAGTAGTCGCACTTCTTCTTGTGGCGCTTCACGGCGTTCGGGTAGACGTACCCGCCGTGGCGGGCAGCCTCGAACGCCCTGGCGCGGCGCCCCCAATACTGGGCGTCGGCGTTCTGCAGGCAGTCCTGCACGACTCGCCGTGCGAACGGGCCGATGTCGAGTAGCCCCGCGACGACTGCCGCGAGGTCCGCCCGCCCGGTCACCACGGCGACCGCCTGGTACGGAGGATCGTGCGGATCCCGTCGAGGTCGGCGTCGGGAAGGTCGAGATACAGCGTGAGCGCGAGCAGGAGTGCGATGTCAGCGACGAGGGTGTCGTCGGTTTCGCGATGCCGGTCGAGGAGTGAGTCGATCTGCCGCCGGTGGAACTTGTCTTCCACGGCGCCGGCCTCGCCGGCGCCCATCAGCCAGCCAGCCTGTCACCCGCAGGGATGCGTTCTAGGAGCGCGTCTACGTCGGCCTTCTTCACCAGAATCTTGCGAGGACCGAAGCGGTAGCCGGGCAGCTCGCCTGATGCGATCCGGCGGCGTACGGTCCGCTCGTGGGACTTCAGCCGCTCGGCAGCTTCCGCCGGCGTTTCCCACTCCGTAGGCGGCGTGGTCTGTACCATGGAGGTATCTCCTGTCGGGCTTGATGGGAGTTCGGGCGGCGGTTCCTCTTGTGATGCGTGGTGTTGGTAGCACCTCGCGGAGGGATCGCCGCTCTTGTGTCTTAACTTGTCGGGACCCATTCTCCCATACGTTCGAACCGTCTCAGAGCCATTCCACCGGCCCGTAGTAGGGACTTAGCGTTCGTACGAGTACCTACAGGTACTTCCAGGGACCTGCAGGGACTATTGACGATGTGATAGCCGTCACACCGACACGCCGAGAGCCGCTCAACAGAGGGGATCCGGCTCCCTTCGGCTCCCCTTGACACAACTTGACATTGCGGGTCCGGCGCTGGCAGCTATTTGCACAAGATTGCACATCGGAATGTTCCGGAAAGTGTCGGCAATCCACGTCAGCCAGCCGTTAGGCAACGTTAGTCCAACGCGGTTACACGCTGACTCATGCGGGCACATGCAGGCACATGCTGACTACTCCCCAGCAAGCTCGGACAGCCGTTCAGCGATGGCCCGGTCCCGCTGCTGCGCGGCGTGCTGGTAGCGCATCGCCGCGCTCGGCGTGCTGTGACCCAACCGTTGCATCAGCTCCGCGAGGGTGGCGCCGGTCTGAGCGGCCAGGGTGGCGCCGGTGTGTCTCAGGTCGTGGAAGTGGAGGTCGGGGCGGCTGGCCGCCTCACGCGCCGGGTACCACACGCGGTACAGCGATGCCGGCCGCATGTACCCGCCGCCTCGGGCCGGGAACAGCAGCGCATCGCGGCTCTTGCCGACGTGTTCGCGCAGGTGTTCCTTGATCGCGGGCAGCAGATGAGGCGGGATGTGGACTCCACGTACGCCCGCCTCCGACTTCGGTGGGCCGACGACAGGCTTCCCCTCGACCCAGGTGATGCCGCGGCGTACCCGGACCACTCCGGTCGTCTGGTTGACGTCGGCACGGGTCAGGGCGATCAGTTCGCCGTAGCGCAGCGCCGTCCAGGCGGCCAACAGGATCATCGCCTCATACCTGGCCGGGATCGCCTCGACGATCGCGGCGAGCTCGTCCAGGGTGGCGGGCTGGACGTCGTGGACGCGCTTGCTGTTGCCGGCGCCGGGGATCTGGCACGGATTCGCGGCGATCAGCCGATACCTGGCGGATAGTGCGCTGTCGAGGATCGTGCGCAGCAGCGAGTAGGCGTGCGCCCGGTAGACCGGCCCGGTGTCGAGCTGGCCGTACCACTCGTCGACCGTCTCGGGGGTGATCGCCTTCATCGGCAGCCCACCGAGTCCGGGCAGGATGAAGTCGTCCAGCAGCTTTCGGTAGTGCGCCCTGGTCCTGGGCGCGAGGAGAGTGCCGTCGGCCTTGCGGCGCTGCTCGAGCCAGCGGTCGGCGAACTCGCCGAGGGTGACGCTTGCGCGCTTGGCGCGGCCTGGCACCCACTCGCCGTCGCGGATCTCGTTCCGCCGGTTGTTCAGCCACCCCTCGGCATCGCCGCGGGTCTGAAAGGTGCTCGGCGCGTTGTGCCGCTTCGTGTCCGGGCCGACGTAGCTCGCATGGAAGCGCCCGCTCGGCAGCCGGCGGATGTAGCCGAACCCTCGACGTCCTGCCTTGTTCGCCAC